ATCGCCTCAAACAGCGCGCCGAGCGGTGAGCCGTCAGCGGCGAAGCCGACCACGTTCGTGATGGCCTCGACGGGGAGCCGGTTCCACATCAGATCAGCGGTGAGACTCACGCTTTGAGGAACACCCGCGACTGCTCGCACGAGATCCTCCTGAATGTCCAGCGACAGCTGTATGGCGCGTCGTTGTCCATTAGTTGCGATGTCGGTTGCCTGTGGCGCAAACAATGCCACTTGATCGGCCATCTGCACATTGAGTGCTTCGAGGCGGAGCATATACTCGGAAAGGCCACTGATGTCCTCACCTGCTGCCTGTGCCTCCTCGATGGCGGCTGTCACCGCTTCGAGGCGCTTGAGGTTGTCAGCCTGAAGGACACCGTACGTCCTGCTCATCTCAGCGAGAGCAGTGTTCTCACGAGCACGAAGTTTACTTCGATAGGCCTCATTGACCTGATAGATGTCAGGCATCGGTGTCAGTCAGCTCGTATCCGTAGTACGGGTGATAAGACTTCCCGTTTTCCTTCGGCGCCATGCGCTTGAGGATCTCTTTGCGCGCAGCTGTGGACCAGCGATAGCCAGCATCACCACCCCATGCAGCCCATGCCACACGACCAGCGGACGGATAACCATCCTCACCTGGTCGAAAACCTTCGGCCTGTTTGTCTACTTCGTGACGTCGAAAGAATGAGTACATCCGAAGGACAGTCGACTCACTGAGTTTCTCGCCATTGATGATCTGATTTGCTCGCGCCCATGCGACAGCGGTCCCGCCATCACGACCAGCATCACGCCACTCGATTGCGCGCTGTGCTTCTTCCTTCATGTCCTTCGACGGTATGAACTTCAGTCCTGGCTCATCTTGATCATCGAATGCCTTCGTCTCTTCGCGCACCGTGACAGGCAACAGTCCAAGGTGCTGAATCGGATCAAGTCCAACAGCTGCGAGTGCAGGTTCAGGAGCAAAGCCAGCACGAATCAAAGCGCCAGCAGCACTTACGAGCTTCGCAGTCTCATCGGCAGTTCGAACTGTCGAGACAGGAGCGGCATCAGTGAGCAGGACATCCTGCGCGTTCTTCAGCACAGGGACACCTGTCGGATGATAATAGCCCTCATCGTCGTCCGAAGGCGTCACACCAGCGACACGCTTCGCAGTTGCGAGATCGATAATGCCACTCTTGTACAGTCGCTCCGCTCTCTCTGCATCCTCATTGAGGTCAGCCTGAAGCGACGGAACATTCGCCACATCGAACTCCAAGTAGTCGCCAGGCTGCGTCTCTTCGTAGTCTGGAAGCAGTGCGATGGTGAGCGCTTCGCTCATCTGGCGCATCAACGGTATCATCCCGTCAGTCCACGCACTCCTAGTCGCTTGCTCGAGGTTGCTGTAGGTTGCGCGCTCGAGGCCACTGCCGAGCTGTAAGACCAGCGGATTGAGTCCGAGAGCTGCACAGACGCGCTCCTCCGGTTTGCGGCGAATCTCATCGAACGCCATCTCGGATGGTTTGTGGCTGACCTGCTCGACCTTGAACGGGCCAGTCATCACCAGGACAGAACCAGCATTGTCGCCTGTGAAATCCTGCTGTAGTTTCCGCTTCGTCTGACGTGCATCGTCTTCGCTTAGGTCTTCGACACCGCCCTTGTAGTCTGGTCCGACCATGATGCTTGGCATGCCACCATTGCGGACCATGCCGAATGCGGCGCTCGCTGCGACGTTGTCTGTTGCGATCTCACGAAGGACCGACGTGACAGGTGAGCGACCGAAGCGACTGTCCTGCGGATCTCGACCATAGCGGATGTGAATGAGGTCCTCGAGCGCGATGTCGTACGACGTGCCATCGACCGTGTACTGATACTTGATGAGAGGATTGACCTTGTTACCGACAGGTCTCATCATGTCAGCCGCCAAGTATTGCAGACCAACGACACGACCAGAGACTCGAACCTTGCGGAAATAGGCGTTTCCGAGCAGCTGGTAGTCTGGAAGAATCCACGACCACACGAGCGAAGGCGGGACGTTCGGTGTTGGCTGTGCGAGCAGCTGGAGAATCGGGTGATCCACGACTGTCTCGACCTGTCCATCAGGCATCGGTCTTCTAACGACGGGAACACCCTGGCTCCAGTTGCGGATGTACCAGTCCATGCCGATCGCGACGATACTGTTCAGCATCAGGTCGCCAGCCTGGTTGCGCCAGTTGAAACTCGAGCCTGGAAGGTTACGTGTCAGTAGGGACCAAAAGTCGCCGTTCCCAGTGCCAGTGAAATAGGACGTCTGTCGCTGAATCAGCGGCGGCGGAAGGAGTGCATTTGGCGCGGCAGTGGCTTTGCCGATGAAGCGATCGAAGAGTCCCATGTGACTATTGTGTCCTTATCATGCGTTATACTGCACCCCACCCACCGCCACGACCGACGAGCTCGTCATAGGCGTCAGTCAAAGCATCGACGATGTCGTCATTCTTCCCCAGGGGAAAGGTTCGCATCTCATCGAGTAGTGTACGGTTCCACTCAGCTGCGACCATGTACACGTTGCCACCAGCGACCTGACTCGCGAACGGTTCAGCCCTGACATCCTTGGCACCGGTCACCGGCAGGATGGTCACAGCACTACCATGAAGCAGCCGAAGCATGTGCATGGCTTGACTCTTGCCAGCCTGGCCCGGGTCCTGCGGTAGTCGGATCCTGATGCCACGGCCATCGAGAGCAGCTGTCTGCTTTATAACTTTATCGCGCTGGTCGGTGTCATACTGGCCACGCACGACATCTAGAATCCAGATGCGACCATCAGCATCACGGCCCATCTTTACACCGACCGTGAAGTCACCACTTCCAGCTGTGGCTGCAAGGTCCCAGGCGCGGGACATCTTCGTGAGGTTCAGCGTGGCATGCTCGATGGTGATCCGGTCCGACTTGAAGAAACTTCCCTCGCGTGGTGTTGGATGTTGCTGGTACAAAGCACTCCACCCGTAGTCTCCGGAGTTCGCGATCATCACCTCTTTGATGCGTCCGAGTTCCTTGACGTCATATCGTTCCGGCCACAAAGCTTCGCCAGGCATTCGACCAATCTGGTCCTTCTCTTCAGCTATCGCTGGCAGGTTCAGAACGGTCCATCGATGAGGTTCCGAACTGATTGCGCGAGCGGTTATGTCGTCGTGATGCCACCTAGTCGAGACGATGATAAGAGCGCCCTTCGGCTCGAGACGCGTGTATAGATCGTCCGTGTACCAGTCCCATGCTTTGTCACGATACAGCGCAGATTCGGCATCCTCGCGACTCCTTATAGGGTCATCGATGATGATGCGCTTGAAGCCGACACCAGTTGGAGGTGAACCGACACCACGCGCCATGAAGGTTCCGCCTTCCGGTAGGCTCCATTCATCCTGTGCCGCGTTGTCTTTTGACAGTTTAGTCCTGGACGAAACGATCTGGCGCGACTTACGGCTGAAGCGCCTCGCGATGCGCTCATTGTAGCCAGTGACCAGGACGTTTGCTGACGGGTCCCGCTCGATGCAATAGGCGCCGTAGCGAACGGTGACTGTCTCGGTTTTGCCATGACGCGGCGGCATGTGGATCGCGAGTCTGTCAATCTCACCACGCTCCACAGCGTCAAGGTGCGACGCGATGGCGATGAGATGTCGAGCTGTAAATGACCAGCCAGGCGGGAGAGTCTCTCGAAGGTAGTCAAGGTAACAGAGAGCTGTCTGAGCGCTAGTCTTCGTTTGGGCCTTCGCTGGCTGCGGAGAGAAGTTGAACCGAGAAAGTTGCAATCTTTTCGTAGAGAGTTGCAATCTGTGCGGCTGATTGGCCATTAACATACCTCTCGCTTTGTGTCGTCCTGGCGATGACCTGAAGTGCTTTGAGGTTGTCCTCGAGGACTGACGCCAGCAGGTCATCAAGCGATACAGCGTGGACCTTCGCAGTCGTTACAGTTTCCGACGCGTCGGAAACAGGTTGTAAGTTTCCGACACATGACGACATGCGATCACGAATAGTGATGATGGTCGTTCGTGGTAAACCATGAAGCCGAGAGACAACCGTCGGTGTCTGACCTGCCATCAGAGCAGCTTCGACCCGTGCGATTGTTTCCTCGTCGTAGATGTTTGGACGTGCCATGCTTCTATTCTGGCTCATCCTGGCGCACTCTGCGCCTGTAGTGCAGCTGTCCGTGGCATAAGTAGCACAACA